CGATTTACGGATGTGGGAGAACTGATACCAGTTGTAACTCCTGAGAAAGACGGATTAAGTAATTCCAAGTTTGCAACAACAAAGATAAAATCAGAAGGCAAACGTAGCGTATTACTATACCGTTCATCATCTTCCCAATGGGCTCCTTTTGCTATCAGAGTATCATGTATATCCACAGGTGAACCATTAAGTGATTTTTACGTTTACATTGCTGGTAATACTATGGAATTACAAGATTCTACAAAAGTATATGTCAAATACCTATATGGACAACCCAATAGCGATACATACCTGAAAATGAAATACGAAACTGACCATAGAATATCCATATACTTGACTTCGGACAAGTCATTAGGCGATAGAACTATTGTCAGAGAACTGATAGTTAGAGATTCAATGTATGATATGGCTACACAAGATGATGAAATTACCGGACTGGCAGATTGCACTATTGTGCAATAGGTTTTATCTCCTTGTATGATTCGTCTATGAAACCAATATCTTTAATTATATCGCATTGGGTACTGCAATCGTATTTAAAGTAAACAGATTGCCCTTGTACTACAGTGAATACTACGTAAACATCCCAGTCCTTATAAACCACTTTTATATCGGTAAACCCGGATGGTATGGAATAAAACTCTCCGACTATTCCATCGGAAGGTACTTTGTTTGCGTAGGTTGCCAATCGAACCCCTACGTTGTAGAAATTATGGCTGCCAATGATATTGAGACTTACTCCGTTCCATTGGACTTGATGGGTATAATGGATTGCAAAAGAGTTTGTAACACGTAATTTTTTCCATAACAGTTCTCCCACAACTTGCGCCAAGT